TGCACAAGCAATTGATTCTTTACCCTAACGATAGGTACTTGGTCTGATTGCGTAGCTTCGTATATCTCGTTGTATTCTTTATCGTTTTCTGGTAGATTTACATTTACATCTATAAATGCTACTCCTTCGTTGGTTAGGATTTCCTTAAGTTCTGTGCAATACGGGCACTCTGGTATACTATATATTTTTACCATTATTTATCATTTAATAATTGTTCTGCTAATAAAGCAGTTATTTCATCATCTGTTAGTCATATTAACTATATATATTTTTTAAAATTAGTAAATAATGTTTGTCTTTTTAAAAGTTTTAGTATATTTATAAATGTGGGAACAATGTTCACACAAATAAAATAATAAATAAAACATATGAAAACAGAAGAGATTAAAATAAGAATATCTACAACGATTAAACAAGATTTCCAAGAAATTTGTGAAAATGAACAAACAACTATGTCTAACAAAATAAACGAATATATTTTTGAAGAGATAAAAATTAAAAAGAAAAAAGACTTGTTAGGTAAATCAATGACAAAAAAACTTATAAAGTTTGGTGTTATTAACAGTAGTGGTAGACTATACACAAAAGATGAATTAATTAGAGTTAAATTAAACGATTACGGTTTTGAATATACAGAATTGGATAAGCTTAATTCAAAAACATATTTTGGTCAATTTGGTTATGCAAATGATGATATAATAATACATAAATATAACGCCACACATTCTATTGAAAATTTTAGAATTGAAGATGATTGGTTAATTGGAGATGTTATAATTTTAAACCCTTCATTAATACCAATTTTAGATAAAATAGTTTTTAGACCTCGCGCATATGGTGAAATAGAAGAAAATGGTATCGTTAAAAACTTGGAGATAATAGGATTTGATGCCATCTTAATAACAGATGATTCATTTAATATTTAAGATATGGAACATATAAAACGTAAATTATAATTCATCATTAAGTATTTTATCTAGTAAAAATTCAGTTTCATTTTCATCTTTTTTATCACCTAGTATTGAATTAATAACCGATTGTTTGTCTTTTAGTGTTTCCCACATACGAGTAGATATGGTATTATCAAACAACTGATAATAAACATTTACATCATTTTTTTGACCGATACGGAACGCACGGTCTTCAGCTTGTTCGTTATCACCAGTAACCCAAGAAAATGAATTAAATATGACTACCGTACCTTCTGTAAGTGTTATGGCAACACCAGCACTCTTTATGTTACCAATAAATACCTTTACCTTATTGTTATTTTGAAAGGCATCCACAGAACGTTGTTTTTGTTTTGCAGACATAGGTCCATTATGTACCACACATATCTTTCCAAAGTGACTTTCCAACTTCTCAAGTTCTTCGGTGAAGCTCGTGAATATAATCACCTTCCTACCCATTTCAATAGCGTTCTCGGCCATTTCTATGGTATATGGTATAGCAGCATCAGCTATGAATTGTCTAAGAAGTATTAGCTCTACAAGGTCTCTTTGAAGATTTCCATTCTTTTTACCTTCTAAGGCTCTTTTTTCAAGATATTCTTCCCATAGGCTTTCGTATTCTCTAAGCTCTCTTGGTTCCAAACGATGGTACATTGGTGTAATGACCTTATCTGGCATATCTAGCACTTCGGTTTTAAGCCTTCTAAGGATAACATTCTTAGTCTTGGCTGCTAATTCATCAAGATTGCTGGCTCCATCGGTTAACCATATCTGTTTTTTAATACCGCTTTTAAGTGTCCTAAAGAATTTTCTTGCATCACAGTATCTTTTTGCGTAGTGCATCCAGTTTTTTGCAAGTGGAGAATTGATAAGCTTAAGCAAATTGAAAAAATCCATTGGTCTATTGGCTACAGGCGTACCTGTAAGCAACCATACCTTTGGTATATTGTGCTTAACTACCAATTCCAACATGATTTGAGACCTAATAGCATCTTTATTTTTCAAATAGTGAGCTTCATCGATGATTGCAAGGTCAAAATTAGCATTTGCAAGGTCTCGGTCCAGTTGTATTTCGGTTTTTCCGTCATGGAGCGTATGGAAGTTCTTTAGAATATCATAGTTTATAATGGTGAATTTAGACTGTCTCCACCTTCGACCTTCTACGATAGCTGTTTCATTGCTAAATACGTTAATTTCGCGTTCCCAGTTGATTTTAGCCGATGATGTGGTTAAGACAAGTATTTTCTTGGCTCCGCTCTCCAAAGCGGCTATAATTGACTGCATTGATTTTCCAAGACCCATATCGTCAGCAAGTATACAGCCATTTCTTGAAAGCAAGAAACGTATACCTTCTTTTTGGTGACCATATAGCTTTTTACCATATTTCGATAAAACGCTGTCGTATTTTTCGAAGTCAACTTCAACATTAATAGGTTCGAAGTATGGGTCGTCAAGAACTTGTGTCTTTGGCAACCAATACATTTTTGAATCAACTTGGTTCTTTTTTATCTTTCCGTAAACATGAAAAGCCTTTTCGGTTTCCGCAAGAATAAATTCTACTAGTATCTTTTCTGGTGTAAAAGATATATTTTCAGCTTTTTGTAGTTCTTCACCAAGATACTTTGTTATACCAATGAGTCTATTTATATACTGAGGTTCACGGTCATGGTTTTCCACGATGTATCTTGATTGGGTTTCTGTAAGGGTTATTTTCTTATTCTTAAGAAACTCATGCTTGAGTTTTTTCAAATAAGGATTCATCCCTTCGTATGTTTCCAATAGCGAAAGAGCAGAGTGTGATTTTAAGTCTTCTAAATTAATCATAATACCAGGTAAATATATGTAATTTTTATTTAAAAATCAAGCCTTTAGAGCCTAATATCTAAAACATAAATATTTATATAAAAAAACATGGATAATAAGAAAGTAACCCCGATTACAAGAATAAATAAAAAATTTCAATTATATGGTATTTACTGTCCACATAATGATGAATTAAGATACATTGGTATAACAACTGGTTTGTTATCAATAAGATTATCTGGCCATTTAAGAAACCCAACAAATGGTAAAATAGCTTTATGGTTTAAAGAATTAAAATCAAACAATAAAAAACCTATAATAAAATTAATAAAAGAATACGATACTTATGAGGATTTGTTAAATGCAGAGATAAAAGAAATTAAAGAAAATAGAGAAAAAACAAGTAAATTATTAAACATTGCGGATGGTGGCGATATAAACCCTATGTTTGGTAAAACGCACACTGAAGAATCTAAATTAAAAATTTCATTAAACAATAAAGGTTTAAAAAGAACTAAAGAACAGAACGAACAAAGAAAAGAATTATTAACTAAATTATGGGATAGTGAAGAATGGTCTGAAAATTTAAAGAAAAAAATGTCAGAAAACATGATTGGAAACACAAGAGCTGTTGGTCATAAGCATTCAGATAAAACAAAAAAAATATTAAGTGATTTACATAAAAACAATAAATATTCGTTAGGTTTTGTACATACTGATACCACAAGAATGAAAATGAGTCAAAATAATTCTGGTGAAAACAATCCAATGTTTGGCAAATCTTTACCTAAAGAAGTATTACTTAAAAGAAGTGAAAAAGTAAAAAAAGAAGGCACTTTTAAAGGCAAAAAAAATGGAAATTTTAAATATGATATTAATGAGGATGAACTAAGAGAATTATATTTATATAAAAACTTAAAAATATCTGAAATAGCTGATTTATATGGTTGTCATAGAACAGTTATTAGCGATAAGATTAAAAAGTATTGCATAATAAAACCAGCATCAAATAAATATAATTTAAACATTGATGATATTAAAAATTATATCGAGGAAGGGTTAAATTTAGTTCAGATTGGAGTTAAATATGGATGTTCTAATAAAATAATACATAAATTCATTAAAAAACATGGAAAATAAAAAAATTACACCAATAACAAGAATAAATCGCTTTTTCTCTGAAGAAGATTTTTTTTTTTAGAGGTTAGTATGGGTAGAGAAGCGATAGAAGGCGATGGAAACTTCACCCTTATTCTATATCGTGTTGATAGACAGCAGACTGAGTATGATGATGTCTATACCGAAGCTTCGAAGGATGGTATTAGATTCTTTCCACCAGTAGAGATAAAGGTTATTCCAATCATGGAAGCACCTAAGAATGAAACATACAATAAAAGTGGTACCATGAGATATATCCAAGATGGAAAACTAACCTTCGGTATTTATGATAAGCAATTAGCTGAATTGGGGGTGGATATAAGCTACGGTGACTATATTGGTTATCCAGTTACCGAAACAGAAATAAGGTATTTTAGTGTTGCCAATGATGGTGTTAAGAATTTTGACAATAAACACACCATAATGGGCTACAAGGGTGCATTCAGAACGATAGAATGCGCTCCAGTAGATAACACTGAGTTCCGTGGAATGTAATATTTATAAATAAAACGAATTATGGGAGTACCTAAAGGTTTTCGAACCAACATAGACATAATAAATCATAAGATAGGTTATGAAAGAAGACAAGAAATTCTTCATGGCATCGAAGACAATGGAACATTTTTACCAAAGGGTGTTTCCATTGAAGATATGGACCAATCATTTATTGATTTTGTTGGTGACGAGAAGGGTTTTGCCGTAACAATCGATGATAAAAAGGTTCCAGTTATATTCTTAACCATACAAAGATGGTCTGAATTTACAAAAACATGGCAATTTACAGAAGAATATAAGAATATTGAGTTTCCATTTGTTACGATAGTAAGAAAACCAGATATCCAAGCTGGCCAAAACCAAGCTGGATTATGGAATATACCAGGAAACAGGACCTATACCTATATGAAGGTGCCATCATGGGACGGTATTAGAAAGGGTATAACACTTTATAAGGTTCCGCAACCAACATCGGTGGATATAACATACGAAGTTAGGTTGTTTACGAATAGAATGAAGGACCTAAATAGGTTTAATACCGTTATACAAAGAGCTTTTCAATCAAGACAGTGCTATATAAACGTAAAAGGTCACCCTATGCCTTTGCTTTTGGAGAATGTAGGGGATGAAAGTAATATCGAAGACTTTGAAACTAGAAGATTCTATGTTCAAATGTTCGAAATAAAACTAATGGGGTATATACTGGATGAAACTGATTTCCAAGTAGTTCCTACAATCAATAGGGTTCTTTCTAGCTTTGAAATTGATGAGAAAAGGATACTTAATAATGTTATTTTTGAACCTGTAAAAAAAGGTCAGGAAATAAACTATACCTTTGTATTTATGCCTAGTTCTAGTTATCAGTTTACGTTCACAGCGCAATACAATGCAGTTTTTACACAACTTGTGAATGTAGAGAATTTATCTAGGATAACTATAAAGGTTAATAACGTAGTAGTATTTGACGGAAATACCTTGGTAACACCAATAAACATATCGGCAAACGATAGCGTTTATGTAAAGGTATACAAAAGCATTTATACTACTGGAAAATTTATTTTAATTGGTAACACAACAGCATGAGCACTCTAGGAGCAGAATATAATATAACACAGACCTTCATTATTGAACCAGTAGAAGGTGTCCCAGTATTTAGTGCTTGCACAGGTATTTATTCAAACATACTATCATCATGCAGCGGTAATACTAATATATTTTTGGGTGAAGGCGTGATTAGCTTTGATGGTAATATCTATACAAACGATAACCTAACAGCTTCAACAATACATACATCTGCGATATATAGTGCTGGTACCAATGTAATTGATATCATCAACCTTAAAACCCTAAGTGGTGGAACGTTTGATAGTAATTCAAATGTATTAACGCTTGGACAAAGTGATGGAACGACTATAAGTGTTTCTGGGTTTAAAGACTACTATACCACTGGTACCACGCTAATAGGTCATACGGTTTATTTCAACAGAAACGATACGTTATCAGCATATACGCTTAATCTAAGTTCTTTTAGTGCTGACACATATGTTACTGGTGTTACATTTACAAATAATGATTTAATAATCACAAGAAATGACGGTGTTCATTTGAATACCTTCATAAACACCTTTACTGGTCTTACAATAAATGGTACGCTAAGTGTTAGTCATATTATTGCTAATAGTATTAGCGCGAATACAATATCAGCAACAACCTTTTATGGTGATGGAAGTAATTTAACTGGTTTAAGTACTAAAGATACCTATGTAACTGGTGGTACATATAATTCTGGAACTGCTACCTTTACAAATAATACGGGTGGTACATTCAATGTAACAGGTTTTTATACTGGATACACAGCACCTATCGACATACGAGTAACTGGTGGTACATATAATGCTGGAACGGCAGTATTTACCAACAACACAGGAGGTACCTTCAGCGTTACTGGATTTAACACAAATACAGCAACATCATTTACTGGTGGAACCGTAACTGGCGACACACTTTTTACTAATGGAGTATCAGCCAATACAATTAGTGCAACGACTTATCTTAACACACCTTATTGGACATCTGGTTCAACTGGTAATTATTCAATAAAGACAAAAAATGACTCTAGCGTTGATGCGGCTAATAACTATGCTGTTGCAGAAGGTTACGCTACAACGGCCAACGGCGTTGCTAGTCACTCTGAAGGTGGCCAATCAACGGCTATTGGTGATTATGCCCATGCTGAAGGTTATTTAACAACCGCTAGTGCGCCTCATGCTCATGCTGAAGGTAATGTTACTATTGCGGCTGGTGATGGTAGTCATGCTGAAGGTCAATCAACCGCCGCAAATGGACAAGCAAGTCATGCTGAAGGTTATTATACACTAGCTAGTGGTTTTGCTGCGCATTCTGAGGGCGGCGGTACAAAAGCTAATGGAAATTATAGCCACGCTGAAGGTAATACTACGATAGCTAGTGGTGATTATACCCATTCTGGTGGTTATAATTCAATGGCCAGTGGCACATATAGTTTTGTTCATGGTAGTAATTCAATAGCAAGTGGAACCAATGCCGTAGTATTGGGTGCGAATATAACAGGTACAACAGATAACACGGTATATGTGCCATACATGAATATAAAGTATTTAAGTGGTGGTACAAGCATAAATAACTTAGGTATAGACGCAAACGGTTATGTAGTTGTTGGTAGTGCTGGTACTTTATTTACAGGCGGTACGGTAACTGGGGCTACTTATTTCAATAATGGGTTAAGCGCAAATACATTTAGTGCCACCACTTATTTAGGATTACCAAATGATATCAGAGTTACAGGGGGTACATATTCTAACGGAACAGCAGTATTCACAAATAACACGGGCGGTACCTTTAGTGTAAACGGTTTTAGCACACCATTTACAGGTGGAACCGTAAATGGCGCAACGATATTCACCAATGGTTTAAGCGCAAATACAATTTCGGCTACAACATACTTGAATCTTCCTGTTGATGTACGTGTTACTGGTGGTACTTATTCTAGTGGTACTTCTACATTTACTAATAATACAGGTGGAACGTTCAGCGTAAGTGGCTATCCTCAAGGTATAACGAGTACTGGTTTATATTCTTTTGGTGGTTTAAGTCTTTCTGGTTCTTCAACATTTAATGTTGGTCCAGCTTATGGTTATATCATTGATGATACTGTTAACTACAGCAACCCTACAATAATTAAGGTCGCATATACTGGTCAAACAAATATTCAATCGTTATATTTTAGTTCAGCAACAGAAACATTCTTATTGTTAACTAGTGGAGGAACTATATTCCAACAAACGAGTATTCCAACACCTCAACAAAGAAAACAAAATATCTTTTTGGGTAAATTGGGTCATCCAGGCAAATCAACAATTTTAAATGTGTTTAATACGCCTGATATTATTCTTACACCATTATCTCAATTAAGAGATATTTGGTCTCCAATAAATCTAATAAATGGTGGAGTTTATCCATCAGCAAATACTGGTTTAACTATAAATACCAGTGCAGGTTATGTATATGGTCTTGGTATAAATTTTGTAAATAACGTTTACGACCCAAATAGACTTAGCGTTGCTGGAACAAACCCAACAACATTTGCATATAGAACACAAACAGGTGGCACACTATCAAACACCTCAACAATAGACCCAAGTCATTATGATGTTGGTGGTGTTGTTACAAGCATAGGTGGTGGTACAAACGCATCCACAAATCAGAGAATCTATCTCGTTGAAAATGGAGCGTTTAGAATTCAATATGGACAAACGGTTTATTCTAACTTATCAGCAGCTATTGCTGGCGTTCAAAGTGAATCATTCATCTTAGAACCAAACTTTGGTAATATTGGTATCTTGATTGGTATTCTTAGTGTTGTAAAAAATGCTACTGACCTTACAAATAGTTCAAAAGCACAATTCCTATTGGTTTCAAAGTTTGGCGAAGCATTTGGTGCGGCTGGTGGCTTATCTACAACAACGCTACAGCAAGCTTATAATAATAGCACTAGTCCAGAAATTGTTATAAATGCAACACTGGATGGCTTGAGCATACAAAATGGTACTGGTAACTCAGACTCTTCGACTGATTTAATTGAAGGGCAAAACACCGCAGGTGCTATCACGTCTTTAATTAGAGCGGATGGTTATATTAGCGGAACAACATTTCAAAGCAATGGATTCTTAGCTAACGCTAATGGTTTAACAGCCACTACAATATCAGCAACAACATACTTAAACCTTCCTACGGATATACGTGTAACGGGTGGCACATACTCTAGCGGTACAGCTACGTTTACTAACAATACAGGTGGAACGTTCAGCGTTACTGGGTTTAGCACAGGTGGTGGTTCTACATTTACAGGTGGTACCGTAAATGGTGCAACGATATTTACGAACGGATTAACAGCAAATACAATTTCAGCTACAACATACTTAAACCTTCCTGTAACTGCTGATTCATTTACAACAGCCTTTACCTATTCAAACAACGTATTTACGATTGGTAGAAATCAAGGATTGTCGGCACTTACAGCAACGATAAATACCGTAACTGGTTTTACAATAAACGGTGCGTTAACGGTTACTGGTGCTTCGGCGTTGAACGGTACTATATCTTCAACGAGCTTAACTGGAACAACAGATAGACTTGTAGAAGCCAACTCTGGTGGTACCGTAACATCTAGCAAACAGATTATTACAGCGTACTTAACTTCTGGTGGTACGATTGCAAACTTATTGGAAACAACAAGTAACTGGGATATCGATGGAAACTATACTGGCTCAACAATTACAGGTACTTATCAAGGTCAAAAACACTATAACCCAAATTATTTTTTCGAAGCAGTAGCTGATAATGTATTTATAAGACTAATTAGAGGATAATGTTATTGAATTTCAATTCTAGGGTTTTGTCGTTTAATGGTAGCCTGATTTATTATGTAGGAACGGTTGCACCATCTGGTACGCTAGTTACA